TAATAGTAGACACTATGTAACTCAGTTGGTAGAGGGGATGTAATATTGGTTGTAATAAACCAAGGGGAATGCCGCTGGAAATACCCATTTGTAAGCATCATGTCGAAGGTTCAAGTCCTTCCTAGGCTAACAGGCTATGTTGGGTGCAAATCCCAACCTTCATCATAATAGAATAAGGAGTGTTTAAATGAAAAAGGATTTAGGAATTACAGAGGTAAGAGGTGCAAAGAAAAACATCTCAGACTTAACAGTGTATGGAGATGGTGATACTTTTAGATTGCTTTGCAAGGCATCTTCGCAATCACAGGGATGGATGAAGTCTACAAAGGTGTGTAACGTGCCTGGTGGTTGCATAGTACAAGTAACTACTCAACAAGCAAATCCGGATGGTAGCTATGCTTTAGCAGAAGCTTTGACATATGTACCGAACGTACACATAGAAAAAGATGTTTCGCCCAGAAAGTTAGTACCAATCAAATAAAACAAACTAAAGGAATCCTTAACAGGGTTCTTTTTTAATGCGCGCAAAATATTTTGCAGTAATAATTATACATAAAAAAGAGCCCTATTTAACAGGCTCGTAATATTTGAAAAAGTTTTGATTGGCTCTCATGTATAAAGTTAATGCTTCTTTGATCTTATCAGGATCACCTTTGTAATAATTAAGTAATTCTTCGTTAACTCGCACTTGCAATGTATTAGACATTCTCCAACCCTCCGTCTCTCAATTGTGTATTTATATTGACAAGTAGATTTCTTCTGATACAAAGCTATAAGCTTCTGTGTGTCCTGCTTCGTTATCAATGTTTCCGTCTTCGTATATTGTATAGATTTCTTTGTCGTCGAATCTATTCTTCCAAATGCCTTGGTTGATCATTTCCTGTATTTCTCCTATTAATAATTCGTTGAGTTTTGAACCTATTATTGTTTTATATTTCATATCGCTATCTCCTTTTATATTCTTTCTATAACAATGCGCGAGCCTAAAAATCCTTTTTCGTTCAATTCTGTAATGTATTCTTCAAAATTTTGAATAGGCATATCCCAATCTGCGTTTTCTTCTTGTACATTTTCATATTCGTTAATATGATATTCGATGCCAATTGCCGCTTTAGAACCTTTTGCAATAAATTTGAATCCGTCTGTTGTTATAACATTTTCGATTCCGTTAGTAGTTTTGGTGTAAGTCATTTTTATCTCTCCTTTTGTAAGGGCGACTCCCTTAACTTAATTCTATTGTACTACAGATGTAATACAAAGTCAACACAATTTATGAAAGTTTATTTAAAAAGTTTTTCGTGATATAATAGAACATATAAACCAAGGTTGTGGCGCGGATGGGGAAGGCACAAGTCGGAGGGGCCATCCAACAAGATAGGAGGTGGGAAGAATATGAGCAGAAAACTAACTGACAAACAAGCAATGTTTTGCAAGGAATATATAATAGACCTCAATGCTACTCAGGCAGCTATTCGCGCTGAATACTCTGAACACTCCGCAAGAATAACCGCTTCTAAACTACTAACAAAAACTAACATCAAAGAAGAAGTGCAAAGATTAATGGATAAAAGGTCTGAAAAAGCCGATATTACAGCTGAGAGTATACTTAATGATATACTTGATACTAGAGATACTTGCAAGGCTAATATGATGCTACAGACTGAATTCGGAATGAAACTAGATACTACCGCAGTCAATGGAAGAAATAAGGCAAATGAGTTATTAGGTAAACATCTAAAACTGTTCACCGATAAAGTAGAACATTCGGGTGAAATTAAGTTGCCAACTATAAAAATAACAAAGTAGCAATTGCAATGGTTTGATTAGATGTACTCACAGGGGGGATAACATGGAAAAAGAAATTAAAGTTACCCCATTTTATTTTGATAATGTATTAGCTAAACAATACAAAGTAATAATACAGATTGGCGGTAGATTCTCTAGTAAGTCATATAATAGCCAAATAGAACTTGCAGGGAATCTCATGAGCAAGAAAAACTATACGTTATTAGTTATAGAAGATTTAGAAACTAATATGAAAGATGGCTACTATGCTGGACTTAAGGATAAGATAGAGCAGTTTGAGCATGAATCAGCTTACAATATGACTAAAAGTCCTGTAGAGATAACTAACAATCTCAATAAAAACAAGGCGCTATTCAAGGGTTATTCGTCTGACCAACAGAAAAAAGCAGTTAAAGCATTGGACCAGATAACTGAGATACTCGTAGAAGAAGGTGAATGGTTAAGATATGACGATTTTGTTGGATTATTGCATCAATTAAGAGGCGGAGATCCGAAAGACAGAAAGTTGTCTATACTAATGAACCCTGTTGATGATGAATGTTTTGTTAATCAAATGTTTATCCAAGAGCCACCAGATAAAGTTATAGAATACTTTCCTAATAGTAGACGACCTAAAGTGTTTGAAAAGAATATTGTAACAACATTCGAGTTCGAAGGTAAAACAGTAACAGATATAACTACCGTTCTAATTGTACTTAGCACGCATCATGATAACAATTATTTGACGTTAGCCCAAAGGGCAACAATAGAGAAACTTAGAGAAACCGATCCTGAGAAATATAAGCAGTTAGGTGAAGCTAGATTCATTCGACCAGGTGGCGCACATTTCAAAGAGTTTAGTGAAGAAATACATGTGTGTAAATCGTTCGAGATTCCTGCTCATTGGGATAGATATTCTACTATAGATTATGGTCTTGATATGTTAGCTGGACTCTGGATAGCTGTAGACGAACGAGGGAAAGGCTATGTATACAAAGATACTAATGAACCTGATCTAATAATTAAGAAAGCTGCTAGTAAATTACATGAAATTAATAACAATGAACGATTAGCTATTAGATATGGCCCTGGTGATCTATGGAATCGTAGGCAAGAAACAGGCAAGAGTGTTTACGATTGGTTCGTAGAACATAGATGGTACATGGTTAAATCGGATAGAGATAGAGCTAATGGTGCAATGGCTATGAAAGAATGGCTTAATCCTTATATGACTAAAGATATTGTAACTGGCGAAGAGTATATGACAGCAGACTTACAGATATTCGATACTTGTACACTATTGATTAAGCATCTAAAAGCTGTGTTAACCGATGAAAAAGATCCAAATAAGTATGCTAATGAACCACACGGCATAACGCATAATCTTGACGCACTTAGATATTTCTGTATTATGAGAACATCACCATCCGCAGCGAGAGAGAAAGCTAAGAAACCAAGAGGAAGTACATTTGAAGTAGAGAAACCTATTGATCCAATGCAAGTAGAGTATTCAGATGCTTATATTAATTATTTCTAGGAGGATAATCATGCCATTAAAGAAAGGTTCGAGTAAGAAAACTGTTAAATATAATATAAAGAAAGAAATTAAGTCTGGCAAACCACAGAGACAAGCTGTTGCTATCGCATTAAGCAAAGCTAAGAAGAAGAAAGAAGGTAGATAATATGAAGTATAGAAAGAAACAAGTAGGTGTAGACGCAGTTGTATGGACTGGACATGCGAGGGATATGTTTGATTTTTTAACTAATTACACTAAAACCAACGAATCTATGACTTCGGAAGAATCTACTTTCAGAATAGATTTGTGCAATGGTGGAGGTAGTATGGGGAGCTTAATTATAAAGACAAAAGAAGGCGATATGTTAGCATCAATAGGCGATTATGTGATAAAAGAGCCTTTTCCAACTGGGGACAGAGACTTTTATCCATGCAAACCTGATATATTTGAAATGACTTATGAAGAAGCATTCGAACCTGAAGATAGTGGTAATTAGGAGGTCTATATGGAAACTGTACTGTTGATATGTGGTCTATTATGTGGATACTTTATTTATTCGCAAGGAGTAAGGGATGGAATGAAAGTTAAAGAAGGTATAGCACCTGTAGTGCCTAATCCTGTTGCTTATGTGCAAAAGGTTAAAGAAGAAAAGGAAATTAAAGAAGAAGAACAAGAAGAAGAAAGATCGCTACATAATTTGTTTTCCTATACTGGGGAAAATCAGAAGGTAGGTGAATAGTTTGGCTCGAAAAAAGGAACGATTTCTAACAGATTTATTTATGCGTTATCAAAGTGGCAAAGATTACAATACCAGATTGAATATCTATAATATAGCAAATAAGAATGAAAAGTTTTACGCTGATGAACAGTGGGACGGATTAGATGCACCTGGACAACCTACACCTGTGTTTAACATTATAAAGAGAGTATTGAATTATTTTATATCGTCTATACTGTCTCAACCTATAACAATAGAATATGTACCAGAACTCATAGGTGATGAACCTGAAAATCCTGAAGAGACTGAAATACTGGAAATCATAGAGTATGCAAATGCACATGCTGAAAACCTATGGGAAAAGTTAAAGATAAACTCTAAGAACAGACAGTGGTTATTAGATGCAGGGTTAAGCGGAGATATGGCAGGCTATTGTTTTTGGGATACATCTATTGAAACTGGACAAGAAGCAGAGGGCGACATTGGTGTTGATGCTGTAGACGGTATATCTATACTATTCGGCAATCCTAACGACAAAAGAGTAGACCATCAACCGTATATTCAAATAGTCTTTAGAGAGTTAGTAAAAACTCTTAGAGAAGAAGCAAAAGCTAATGGCATGAGTCAAGAAGAAATAGATAGAATAGTAACTGATGATGAAACTAATTATACATCTGGTGAACGCGGGAAGATTGAATTAGAAAACGATGAAAGTGATGATTCAGGTAAGACTACGGTTATAATAGAACTATATAAGAAGCAAGTAAAAGTGCCAAAGCCCAATCAAGAAGATACGCCGGACGATAAAGAAGAATTTGAAATGAAAACTAAAGTATTTGCTAGAAAAGCAACGCAATATGCAAACGTAAGAAAAGAATGGAATACAAAGCTAT